ACTCTATGGTTTAATATAAATTCACATAACAACTTAAATTTAATATAATTATGCCTACATCACCTTATGTAAAATTCAAGATTGAAAATAATAATCTTGAACAGACTGTACCTTTAACTGGTGTGTCTGCGGTTCTGGCAAGAACTACTAAGGGTCTTTTTATGGATCCTTCTACTGTGATAAGTTCACCTGCTCAATTTGCAAACTTATTTGGCTCTGAGATTGTACCTGATGGATCACCCTCTAATATAGAGAAAGCCTTGATCGGTAACTCTAAATTAAGGGTGATTAGAGTAGTAGGTTATAATGCAACTCCAGGTGAAATGTTAATACGTGTACCAACTAGTCCTAACGTTCCTGCTGCACCTTCTAAATTTGAAAACAGGATTTATAGATTGGTATTTACTCTCAATAGGGAGGATGATAAGAAACCGATGGTATTTAGAGGTTTTATAAAATCCTCAGACGGTAAGTATACTGGTTATACTCGTACTTTTGTATGGGGTGTACCTACTGAAGATAATACTATAGGCCCCATAGGTATGATGACAAATGTACCATCTAGTCTTGATACTATAGGTAGGAATATACAAACTTGTGCTGTACATTCTACACCACAATCAACCTCTACAACCGTAAGTTTACACCTGGATATCGAATTTACCACATTTAATGCTCCATGGTCAGCTGAAATATTAGACACACAGTTCCTTAGTCAGGGTGAAGTTGGTGTAGTTATCACCAATGATACTGAGTATGAGGATTCAAGTGATATAATGACCTTCAATTTAAAATCTGGTAGGTCACTTAGTTTAGGGTTCCATAGTAAAACTTATGGTGAGGTTATTGATGGTTCTAGTACTTTCTATGTAAACTTCTATAAGAATAATGATACTGTTTATTATAGAATTACTAGTGTACATGATAATGTGTTAGAGGAGGGCCCTGTATTTACATATAAAGCTCCTTCCGAGGATTTCGATGGTGTATTTGATTATTACATGTTTAGCCAGTTCCTGGATAACTCAAAGTATATAACTCCATACATCCATACTAATACCATACTATCAGTAACAGATCTAACTTCATTTGTAAATTACTTAGCTACTAATCTCGATGGTGTAAGTCTAAATAGTTTATTAGAGCTTGGCATAGACTTAGATATAATCTTTGGTCATACTAGCTTTAAAGATCTTACTTCTGATGGTTTACCAAACCTGGTTACTCAAGTGGGTGGTAGTGTTGGTAATAACCCAAGTAAAGCTGAATGGATAGCTGCATTAGAACATCTACGAGATTATACGGATGTATATCAGGTATTCTGTTCACATCTTGATCAACATCTAGAAAATACATCAGATCAACTTGCAGTACACAAGGCTGCAAAAGAACTCTGTGATGATACTGAGGACTTTACATACTATATAGAAGTACCTAAGTATACTACACATTATACACAAGGTACGACTATACGTACTAAAGATTCTATCATACAGTGGGTGCGTAATTGTATCGGTACTATTGGTAATTCGAAATGGGTTGCTTACTTTGCTGGTGGTATTAAGTATTACAATGACAATGGTATTCTCATCAATTCAGATATACTGGGTACTGTCATCGGTCTTGGTGATTCATCAGCTTCTACTGTTGGTGTATGGAGATCATTTGCTGGTATGAATAGAGGAGTTATATGGGATGGTAATGGACCTTGCTGTCCAAATTATGGTACACCATCCAGATATAAAGATCTTAATGACCTGGCAAACAACTATACTAACATCATCATTGTAAAGGATACTAGTAGTTCTGGTAAACAGACTATGTTATGGCATTGTTTTACATCCCAGATTAAACAAGACTCATTTAAGTTCTTGTCAATAGTACGTTTGGTATTGTATATGAAGAAAACTTTCCGTCCTATACTGGAAAGTTATATAGAGGAGCCAAATATTTGGACTACTTGGAGTGACATCTATCTAAAAGCTAAACCTATTCTTGATGATTTAGTAACCAACAATGCTATTTCAGAATATAACTGGATGGGTGACCAAGGTGCTTCTTCATATAGTGATTTAGTTGTAAACAACGAAGCTGATGTACGTCAGGGTAAGTATAAAGTGATACTTAAGTTTAAGGATATAGTACCTATGCAAGAGATCACTATTACCCTCAGTATTGACAAAAATACACAGTCTTCTACTGCAGAAATTTCATCTAATTAAAAATAATAAACGGTTATGGCACAGATAAAAAACCCTCGTAAAGAGTTTCAATTCAGTATAGCATTCCCTAAACACCCAATCAATACTTATCTGGCTCAAAAGGTAACTTTACCAGATATAGAGGTTGAGAAAGTAACTCACGGTGATATTAACAGGGATGTTAAAACTGCTGGTAGAGTTACAGTTGGTGACTTGATAATAGAGAAGTTGATGACCACTTCTGGTTCAGATACTTGGGCTCACGATTGGTTAGCTGCCTGTCAGGATATGTTACTTGGTGGAGGTAATGTACCAAGTGAATATTGGGAAACTATGGTAGTTAACGAATTAGCAGAGGATGGTACTACAGTATTAAATACTCATATTTATAATGAAGTATGGCCTTGTAAGATTAACGGTTTAGAATTAGATCGTACATCTTCTAATAATACTATAGAACATATAGAATTTGCTGTTGGTACTGCTGAAAAATATTAGTTGTATTATTATCGGATTTTGAACTATGTTCTTGAGGGTTGGGCTCTACAAAGTTCAACCCTCTTTTTGTTTAACAATTTAAAAACTTAATAAATCATGGAACTTTTAATGAGAAAAGCTACTTTTACTGTCCCATCAGGACACAGTGTTACAATCAGAGAACAAAACGGTGAAGATGAGGATATCTTATCTAACCCAGTAGATGTACAAAATTTAATGAATTTAAGTAAGTTCATATCTGCTATAGTAGTAGATACTGATATTACTGAGAATCATAAGTTAACGGTAGAACAATCAGTATCATTGCCATTATTAGATAGATACTGTATACTAATTAACTCCAGAATATTTTCACTGGGTGAAACTCTCCATATCAAATATAAGTGGGATAAGGATAATGAGGCTGAGTATGAGGAGGACCTTAGTAACTATCTTTATGATTATGCTATAAACCCATCTGTAAATGAAGAGGTATTAAATAATACTAAACCTAATGCAGTACCGTATTATCCAAGTAATGATACAATATATAACAATGTTCACTCACTATCGAGTGGTAAGGTTATATCATTCGAATGCCTTACTGGTAAAAGTGAGCAATTCTTATTGAATTTGCCGCAGGATAGGCGTACAAGAAATGCAGAGCTTGTTGCTAGAAATTTAAAATTAAACGTAGATGGTAATTTTGAGAAAGTTACTAATTTCTCTATGTTTACTGTAAAGGATATGGCAGAGATTAGGAATTTAGTACAAACCTATGACCCAGTATTTGAGGGTATAACAGAATTAGAAAACCCAAAGACTGGTGAGACAATTAACTTCCCAATTTTTGCTTCTCCAGATTTTTTCTTCCTGACGGAGGCGTAAGTATAGAAGAACTATTTGTATATGTAACTAGAGCTGAGGTAGCTATAGACTACCCCAGCTTTTTACGTCTTCCGGTAAGAAAACGTAAAATCTTTGTGAATATAGCTGAGAGATATTATAAAACCCTGGAAAAATTAAAAAACAATCATTAAAATATGGCTTCAATCGGAAAAGGCTTAGTAGAAGTTGGTATATCCATGGTATTAAGGGATAACTTTACTTCACAGGCTGGTAAAATATCCAGTTCATATGTTGGGTTGGTGAATGAGATGGCCCAATATAACAGAGCTCTTGTACAAAGCTGGGGTAAAGGTTTTGATTACGGTCAACAGGCAGTAAATGGTATACTCTCATCATACAGGCATTTTGCTGAGGTAAATAATCAAATCTTCATGACTTCTAAGATTGCTGGTGCTACTGCAGATGAGCAAGAGAGGTTGATGGAGGTTACTAGAAGGGTCAATAGAGAAACCCCTCTAACTAACTTAGATATTGCTTCAGGTGAAAGGTACTTGGCTATGGCTGGTAATTCCGCTAAAGCTATAGAGAGTATGATTGGTCCAGCAGCTAGGTTAGCATCTATATTTGATATGTCACTAGGAGGTAAAGGTGGTGTAGCAGATATGATGACTAATATAATGGCAACTTTCGGTATACAGCAAAGTAAAGCTGCAGAAACAGCAGATATACTCGGTGTAGCTACTACTAGTGCTAATATCAACCTATCAGACTTAGCTCAATCACTGCAGTACTCTGGTGCAGTATTTAGAAATGCAGGTGTTGACCTATCCACTGCTGCTGCAGCAATCGGTGTATTAGGTGACCAAGGTATACAAGCATCATCTGCAGGTACTGCTCTGGCAAACATGTTAAGATATTTAACATTATCAATAACTGGTCAAAAGGTTAAAGGTGCCAATATGCTAAAGGCTATGGGCCTTACTAAAGAGGATTTCCTTAGTGCTAGCGGGGAATTAAAGAACTTGGACCAGTTGATGAAGATCTTTGCTGATAAGATGAAAGGTCTATCTGGTCCTGCAAGAGAAGCTGCTATGTACAATATATTCGGTGTACGTGGTGAACGTGCAACTTCTGCATTGTTACAGGCTTTATGGAACGGTTCCGATAAGATGTCAAAAATAATGGAGAAGGAGGCTGAGTCCCAGGGATGGTCAGAGAAAGTAATGACTGAACGTCTCAGTACAGCCCAGGGAAGATTAGATCAGTTTAGAGCAGCTATAGATAACTTAAATACTTCATTTGGCGGTATTACTGCAGGACCTCTTGTATATTTAATAAGTGGCCTTACCCGTATAATAAATGGTATAGAATACATAGTTAGTAAAAACGGTCTTGGTTCTGGTATCATACAGGTAGGTACTATAGCAGCTATAGCTATGACTATTGGTAATGGTGTAAGATTAGTAGTACATAATATAAGAATGGTGGCTGCTTTCTTAGGTCAATCTAATACTGCATCACAGGGCTTAGCTGGTGGTATGGGTAGATCTGTTGGTAGTACTATGTTAATGGAGACTCACCTTGCTAACATAGTTGCTTTATTGATGCAAGCTAATGCTTTATCACTTGGTGTTGGGCAGAAATTATACTTACCTTCTGGTGGATATTTAGGTAAAAATAAGAGAGGTATGATGTATGCAGTTGATAGTCGAGGTAGATCAGTAAGACCAGATACTTTCATAGCTGGCTATAGGAATAACTTAGTTAAACCGCCAACTCCTCCAACTCCACCAGCTCCAAGACCAGGTGTTGGGGCTTTAGGTAAGTTAGGTAGAATTGGTGGAGGAGCTATGGCATTATTTGGTGGACCATGGGGATTAGCTGCTAGTGTGGCTTTAATGGGTATACCAATGTTAATAGAAGCTTTATCAAATAACACCCAAGCTGAAAAAGAGAATACCGATGCAACACACTCAAATACAGCTTCACTAAGTAAGCAGGAGTATGATGCCGCTTATCGTAAACAGTTTATGGAAGCTTTATGGAGAGCTTTAAATGATCCTGTTGAAAGGGATCCGAATAAGGTGAACCTCACCATTAACGGTTTAAACATGGGTACTTACGAAGATGGTCAAGAGGTAAATGTTAATTCAGAGTACGGTTTATATTAAAATTTACATATTATGGCAAACTTATTAAAAACTATAGGTGAGGCTTTAGGTAGTGTTAATGCTGGGTATAATAAAGTTTTCTCATCAAACGATACTGTAACTAGTATAGAAACTGGGTATGGTAATAAGTTGTGGAGAGCTGCCATATTATTACACAGGGTTACTCATAAACAACCATTACCAGGTGAATCATCTAATGTGGTGACTTCTAATAAGAAACTTGGTGATACTAACACATTTGAAGGTAAGGTACTACCAAAATATGAGAGTAAGAGATCAGAGTTAAATAGGAAAGATGCTCAACGTAAATCCCCGACTGTAAGTGTGGTTGAAATTAGTCAGCTACCGTCTATACAATGGGTTAAGAAAGAAAATCAGGTGATAATATACAATATATCAATATCACCTGCTCAATATATAGTATTACAGAATAGACCAACTTCAATAGATTTTAGAGGTGATACTTCATGGGCTTCTATTAAATCAATGGGTCGTAATACACCGTTGTATCACTATACTGGAGCCGAGGATACAGTACAGTTCAATATATCATGGTACTGCGATGATCCACAACACCCAGATGAGGTTATAAACAAGTGTAGACTATTGGAATCATGGTCTAAAGCTGATGGGTATTCTAAATCACCACCTGTACTTAGAATTCAGTTTGGCAACGATCAAAATGATCACCTATTTAAGGATCAATTCTTCATACTCAAGTCAGCAACGTATACTCTTAAAAATTTCAATAGTTTGTATACAACTGATGGTAGAAGGGTTGATAGTAATAAAAATGTAACTTATAGGAACGGTAAGTTATATCCAATGGTAGCTACTCAAGAGCTTGTATTTAATAGGGTAAGTGATCATAATATAACATACAAGGATATTATACCAGTTGAACGATTAAATTATACTAGAGGTATAGTTTTAAAATAGATAATATGATATGTCAGAAATGTATGATTCAGGGTATGTAATACACTACCCAGATGGTAGTTATTCATTAGAAAGGAATATACCAACTATAACTATGAGTGATGAAGACATAACCCATACTCTTAAAGATGGCGAAACATTACAGAATATAGCTTTTAGATACTACGGTGATTCGGGTAAGTGGTATATTATAGCAGAAGCTAATAATATCATAAACCCGTTTAAAGATTTAGTACCAGGCTTACAATTAAAAATACCAGCTTATGGCATCCAGGAATAATCACGTAAAAGGTACTGCTACTCCATATCTTGCTTTATTTGATAGTGATGGTAATCCAATAATGAATACCATCACTAACTTACCTCTTGGTGAATATATCACTAATTTCAATATAAAGTATGATGAGGAAAAGGAAGATACTGCTTCTATTACTATAGATACTGGTGATCCCGATACTGTTGACATAGATGATTTACAAGAGGGTTCAACTATATACCTACAGTGGGGATTTATATTACCAGTCGGCGATCCAATTATAAGTCCTGTAAAAGCTATAAAAGTAAAGGATTTTAATACTGTATTTGATTCAACCGGTACTCATATAACTTTAAAATGTGTTGACGGTATCAATTCATTAAGGTATGCTCCAGGTCACACACCAAATGACGAGGAGGATGTTGAGGGTAGTATGGTAAACTATATGGATAACGGTTGTAACTATGGCATAGGTATAATT